TGGGTGAAGCACCAATGTTTTTAAAAGATGCAATTAAGTTAACAGACAAATACGTTAAGAAGGCAGATCAATTATTAAAAGATAAATTAAAAGATGCACCAAAATGGAAAAAAGATTTAGGTGACTTTGGTTTATCTAGACATAGTGAATCTTTTCAAACAGATCCTAAAGCAAAACAATTAGTAGAATTCATCGGTCAACGATCCTTTGAATTTTTAGATTGGTGTGGATTTGATTTAAGAAATCACAGTTTACATTTTACAGAATTCTGGGTTCAAGAGTTTGGTAAAAAAGGTGGTGGACATCACGATACACACGTACATTGGAATCAACACGTATCAGGTTTTTACTTTTTAAAATGTAGTGAGAAAACATCTTACCCTGTATTTCATGATCCAAGACCAGGTGCTATGATGACTAAACTACCACAAAAAGATGGTGCTAAAATTACAATGGCTAATGAAGCAATTCATTATAAAATTAATCCAGGAACGATGATAATCTTTCCAGGTTATGTACCACATCAATATGTTGTTGATGCAGGACTAGACCCTTTTAGATTCATTCATTGGAACATTAAAGCTGTTGAGACAGCTATATCTAAAGAAAGGAGCATCAGAGATGAGCTTCCAAAAGAATAAATATACTGTTTTAAAAGGAGCCATATCTCCTGAACTAGCTAAATTTGTAACAGAGTATTTCTTACTAAAAAGAAAAGTTGCAAGAACTTTATTTGATGAGAGATACATCTCACAATTTACAACCGAGTTTGGTGTATGGAATGATGAACAAGTTCCAAATACCTATTCACACTATGCGGACATAGCAATGGAAACCTTACTAGAATGGGTTAAACCTGCTATGGAGAAACACACTAAATTAAAACTAATCCCTACTTATTCTTATGCAAGAATATATAAAAAAGGAGATGTTTTAAAAAGACACAAAGATAGATTTAGTTGTGAGATATCTACCACTCTAAACTTGGGTGGTGATCCGTGGCCAATATATTTAAGTCCAAAAGAAAACGTTGGTATTCCAGATGATAAAAAAGGAATAACCGCGGCAAGTAATGCCAAAGGAGTTAAAGTAGATTTAAACCCTGGCGACATGTTAATTTATAAAGGAATGGAATTAGAGCATTGGCGAGAAGCATTTGATGGAGAAGATTGTGCGCAAGTTTTCTTGCATTACAATAAAACTTCTAAAGAAGCTGAACTTAATAAATTTGATAAGCGGCCACATTTAGGACTTCCATCTTGGTTTAAGCGATGATATAACCTTATGATGGGGACAGCGGCAACCACCACATACCACCCGCTGTCTCCTTTATAAGGATTATATTATGTTTTTTGGCGGAACGTCGTTTGCATCAGCACCTTTTGCGGATCCAGGTTTTAACCCTAACGCGCTAGTTATTTTAACTGGAAACAGGATAAATGAATCAACAGGTACAGTAAGCTTTGTTGGTAATGCTAATGTATTTCCTACAGGTAGCCAGTGTAACTTTACAATTGGTAATATTAAGGTTGCAGATGTTATTGGTGTATCAGGAATTGCAACAGCTTTATCTACCGGCACAGTAGTTGTTAATGCAAATGCTAATATTTCAGTTACAGGTAATCAAGCTAACTTTACAACAGGTGTAGTTAATGTAGCTGATGTCGTTGGTGTATCTGGCAATAGAGTTAATTTAAATACAGGAACAGTTTCTACAATTGGTAAAGCTAATGTAGTTGTATCTGGTAATCAGTATAGCTTAAGTACAGGTGTAGTTACTTTTGCATTTAAATATTCAGTAACAGGGTCAGGTGTAGAACTATCTACAGGTACAGTTGACATTGCAGCTGGAGCAAATGTATCTCCAATAGGATCAAGAATTAATACTGATACAGGAACAGTATCAGTTACAGCAGATGCAAATATTTCTGTTACAGGAAATAAAGTAGATATTACAGTTGGTAATGTAACTACTAAAGCAAATGCAACAGTTACGGTTACAACAAATAGACAAAATTTATCAACTGGTACAGTTATCGTTAAAGCAAACGCTGCTGTATTAGTATCTGGAGAAGAATTTGATATTGGTACATCAACAGTTAATATTAGACAATGGGATGGTATTGTACCAGGTGCAAGTCAAACTTGGGTCCCAATTCAAACAAGTAGAGGTTCATAATGTTTTTTGGAGCAACTAGTTTTTCATCATCACCTTTTGCATCACCAGGCGGAGTAAGTGTACAAGTATTGTTGAACGGTGTGCAAATGAATTTTGCCATCGGTAATGTTGTTATTGAAGGAAAATCACTAGTATTACCAACAGGTCAAAGAGTAGATTTAGCAACAGGTAATGTTCAAGTTGTTTTAGGTCAAACCGTCCTTGTTACAGGTGAAGAATTAGCGCTTGCAACAAACCTAGTAGATGTGATAAACTGGAACCCAATAATTCCAGGTGCAACTGGAATATGGATTCCAATAGATCCAGATAACCCATAGGAGAAAAATGGCAAGTACATATTCAAGTGATCTAAAATTAGAATTAATGACAACAGGTGAAAAATCAGGAACCTGGGGTACTATTACAAATACAAACTTACAACAATTAGAACAAGCAGCATCTGGTTATATTGCTGTAGATGTAGCATCTTCTGATGTAGCATTATCTTTAGCTAATGGAGCTGTATCTAATGGTAAAAATTTATACTTTAAACTAACAGGAACATTAACAGGTAATAGAAATGTTACTATGCCTGATTCAGCTGAAAGAGTATTTATTATTCAAGATGCAACTTCAAGATCATCTTCTTTATATAGTTTAACGGTTAAAACAGTATCAGGTACAGGAGTTGCTATTCCAGTAGGATCTACAAATTTATTATATTCAGATGGTACAAATATTAATTTAGGTTTAAGAACAAAAGGTTATGTTACACCTGGCGCAACTTATACAACAGTTAATGGAGATCAAGTTTTAGTAGATACTTCAGGAGGTGGTATTGGTGCACCTGTAACAATTAATTTACCTGCTTCACCATCAGTAGGAAATGAAGTTCACTTTATAGATTCAGGCTCAAACCTTGCATCTAACAATTTAACTATCGGTAGAAACGGTTCTAATATCTTAGGATCAGCTTCTGATTTAGTAGTTTCAACAAACGCAGCAGCGTTTACACTAGTATATGTCAATGCAACAAGAGGCTGGGCATATAAAGATAACATATAGGAGGTTGAATGCCTCTTCAGCAAGTTAGATTCTTACCAGGCATAGACAAAGAAAACACATCAGTAGGAGCTCAAGGTCGTTGGGTTGATTCTGATAATGTTAGATTTAGATATGGTTTACCTGAAAAGGTTTCTGGTTGGTCTTCTTTAATTACAGATACTATTGTTGGTGTATGTCGAAAGCAACATGCTTTCGTAGATATCTCTGGAAATAGATACGTAGCATTAGGCACAGATAAATTTTTACTTATCTATTTTGAAGGTCAACTTTATGATATTACACCTGTAAGAACAACTTTATCATCAGCAACTATTGCAACAACAGATACTTCAGCTGTTTGTACAATTACAACTGGATCAGCTCATGGATTAATTGCAGGCGATATTGTTTTATTAGATAATGTCACTTTACCTGGTGGTACAGGTTATGTAGATGCTGACTTTGAAAATAAATTATTTCAAGTTACAGGAATAAATTCAACTACTGTATTTACCATTACACAATCAACAGCAGCAACAGCAACGGTTGCAACAGGTGGAAGCATAGATGTTATTCCTTATGAAAACGTTGGTCCAGCAGAACAATCTTATGGTTATGGTTGGGGAACAGATACATGGGGCGCAGGTGGTTGGGGAGATGCTTCTTCAGCACAAGATGTAATTCTTGAACCAGGACTTTGGTCTTTAGATAACTTTGGTCAAGTACTAATTGCAACGATTGCAAACGGAAAAACATTTACATGGAACGCTGGTGCAGCAACTCCATTAACAGTTAGAGCCTCAACATCAACTTCAGGGTTTGAGACTACAAGTAACCCTACAGCAACTAGACTTAGTTTAGTATCACCTACTACAAGACACTTATGTCACTTTGGTACAGAAACAACGATCGGCGATACGACTACACAAGATGACATGTTCATTAGATTTTCGGATCAAGAAAATATTAACTTGTACACACAAACAGCTGTTAACACAGCAGGTAGTTTTAGATTGCAAGATGGAACGCGGATCGTGGGTGCATTAAAAGCTAAAGAAACAATTCTAGTTTGGACAGATAATGCATTATATACAATGAAATACGTAGGTGCGCCTTTTACATTTGGATTTGAACAAGTGGGTACAAACTGTGGATTGATTGGTAAAAATGCAGCTATTGAGATAGATGGTGTTGCTTATTGGATGAGTTCAAATGGATTCTTTCTGTTTGATGGTACTGTAAAATCAATGGCGTGTTCAGTAGAAGATTATGTTTTTAATCAAATCGATACAACAAAAGGACAACAAGTTGCAGCCGGAATAGATAACTTACATACAGAAGTAATTTGGTACTATACATCTACTTCTTCTGATTTTAATGATCAATATGTAGTTTACAACTACGGTGAAACAGCAATGAATGGTGGAAATGCGGTTTGGTATATTGGTACAGAAGCAAGAACATCTTGGATTGATGCAGTTGTATATCCAAATCCTTTTGCAACTAAATATGATTCAACAGCAACAGGTACTTTTCCAGTTATTGTAGGAGAAGATGGCTTAGGACAAACAACCTATTTTGAACAACATGTAGGAACAGATCAAGTTAATCCGGACGGAAGTACAACAGCTGTTACTTCATATATTAAATCTTTTGATTTTGATTTAAAATTAGATGGAACAGACGGTGAAATTTTTTTAGCTATGAGAAGATTTATTCCTGATTTTAAAAATTTACAAGGTGATGTACAAGTTACATTAGCAGTTAAAAGATATCCATCACAATCAGACACTGTTACTACATTGAGTCCATTTACAATTACAACATCAACAACTAAAGTAGACACACGTGCAAGAGGACGATACTGTAATATTAAAATAGAAAATGATAGTATTAGTGAAGATTGGAGATTTGGAACTTTAAATTTAGATTTACAACCAGATGGTAGAAGATAATGGCAAAGATTAATGTAAGATTACCAGAACCTAAAACAACCTATGATGTTTCTAACCAAAAACAAATTAATAGAGCTATTCAAGGAATAGTAGAACAATTAAATTCTACATACTTACAAGAATTAAAAGAAGATAGTGAACGTTATGCTTGGTTTAAAGCTGGCGGAAATGGAGATTGCTAATGAGTTGTAATAATGTAAATGTAGAACCTTTAGTTATTGGTGGTGGAAATGGATCAAATGCTTATGATGCATTTGGAAGATTAAGAGTTTCTAATCCATTTACTATTTTTGATAGTACAAATGTAATGTCAAAAAATAATCTTTTTGATGAATCTTTA